GGCCGATCGCCAGCCGGGGCGTCGCGCCCGGCGGCAGCGGCTGCGCCGTCGCGCCGGGCTGGGCCTGCGGCAGCATGTGCTGCACGTTCCCGCCCACCGGCGCCGGGGCCACCGCGTCCGGGTCGATGACCAGCTTCCCCAGGTCCCCCGACGTCACCGCCGCGACCGCCGAGTCGCGGGTGTACCCGGACTGGCGGTGCGTCAGCAGGGCCTGGCCGTTCACCAGCGCCGTCTGCGCCCGCGCCGTCGCGTCGTCCTGCAGGGCGGCGATGTCAGCGGTGTCGAACCACAGCCGCACCCCCGGCGTCGGCGGCGGGCAGACCTGCTCCAGCGCCCCGCAGACGCTGCGCCACTGCGGGCGGGCCCAGAGGTTCGCGAACTTCTGCATCGACTCCTGGAAGCCCCGGCCGGCGCCGCGCAGCGGCTCGACGCCGACCAGGACGCCGGGGACCATCGACGCGGCCAGGATCCGCTCAGCCCCGGCCGCGCCGACGTTCGCGAAGTCCATCTGCTGCAGGCTGTTGCCGATCACCGTCACGTCCGCGCCCTGGTCCAGGACCAGGGTCTTGAACGCGTTCTCCGGGCCCGCGTACCTCGCGTGCATGCGCTCGCGGATCTTGTCCACCGTCGCGTCCTGCAGCTTGGAGGCGTACTTGACCAGGAGGTTCGGCGAAGCACTATTTTCCAGGTACTTGATCTTGTACGTGGTCAGGCCGTCATCGCCGGTCACGTCCCGGTACACCGGGGTCATCCACGACATCCCCCGGAAATCCGCGTCCGGGTCCGGGATCGGCGCCCAGTGGCACACCTCCGCCGCCGGGTAGAACTGGCCGGCCCCCTGGCCGAGGATCCCGCGCGGCGGCTCCGTCCAGTAGCCGACCTTCCGCCGGAACTGGCCGCCGCCATCCACCTGCACGATCTCGCTGACGATCGTCGTCCAGTCCGGGCGCAGCCGCACCAGCCGGGCCTCGCCCGGCGCCGACCAGATGTAGGCGTTGCCGGCGACGCAGGCGTCCTGCTCCATCCGGGCCAGCAGCTCGCCGCTCGTCCCGCCCGGCCACGGGGTCTCCAGGATCGACAGGTCCGTGTTCCCGAACAGGTGCTTGTCGTCCAGGGCCTGCCAGGTGAACGTCGCCTCCGACAGCAGCTTCACCCGGTAAATGACCGCCGTGAACACCACCGGGTTGCCCGCGTGCGCCTGCCTCGCCCACGCCGTGAACTGCGGCAGGATCGCCTCACGGTCCGGGCTGCCGTAGGTGGTGGTCAGGATCGCAGCGCCCGACGCCAGGCCCTCCCAGTAGCCGTCACGCCGGATCAGGCGGTCAAGCAGGCGCGTCACGGCGCCACCCGGATGATCTCCACGTCTGCAGGGTGATGCAGCTTCCCGTCGATCTTGTATCCGATGATCTCGCCTTCGGCCCTGGGCACGAGGGCTGCGGACGGGAGCACGAAACCGTCAGGCAAGCCGACTTCCGGCGCGCAGTACGTCCCGCGAAACCCAGGAGGCGGCGTCTCCGGATGCAGCCAGCGCCGTAGCCAGTTCACGACGCGCGGGACCTGTCAAAGATCTGCGCCAGCGTCGACCCCGGCACCGGGTGCACCTGCGGCTGCGGGTCAGTGCCGTCATCACGGGCCAGCGCCCACGCGCCCGTGCACAGGCTGTCGAAGATCACCGCCGCGCCGATCGCCTGCGTCCCGATCAGCGCCGCGCCGCCGATGATCCCGGCCAGGCTCAGCAGCAGCAGGACGACGGACGTGCGCACTTGGTCTCCCCTAAGCTGGAAGTCGGTCACGGCCCTGTTCCCGGTTGCCCTGTGGTAAGGCGATGTCGGCGGGGGCCGTGGCCGCTTTAGATAGCCCAGGCGCCCGGCCGGCTGGCTTCCTCCCACCTGAGGTAGCCCCAGACCGCGCCGGTCGCCGCCACCAGCGGCCCCTGATCGACTGCCGGGCCCTTCGGGTCCCAGGCCTGGGCCCCCGCCAGCGGGCGCTGCTGAGCGGCTCTCACAGCCGCCGTCAGCGGGCCCTGGTCCAGGTGCTCCAGGCCCCCGTCGTTCACCAGGTCCAGGAACTCGCCGTGCGCGACCGCGACATCATCAGTGGACATCCGCGTCACCACGATGCCCTCATCAGCCAGCGGGCGCAGCAGCGTCGCGGAGTGGGACTTCGGGTTGATCACCACCGCCACCGGGTCATGCTTCGCGTACAGCACGGCCAGCCGGGCCACCAGGAGGCGCGGGTGATCGTAGAACGGGGACAGGTCCACCAGGATCTTCCCCGGCGCGCTCCGGCCGGCCGCGACGATCGAGCCGTGCTTGCGGTCCTCGGAGATGGCGGCCCCCAGGGCGACCTCGGCGGTCATGACGCCAGCAGATTCCGGTAGCGCTCCCAGGACCGGCGCTCTGCCTGCCGTAGCTCAACGGACATGCGCATGGGGTGATAGCCCTCGGGCTCGGCGTCAAGGCGGTCGATCTCCCGCCACACGGCGATGCTCGCAGCCAAGAACTCTGCCTCTGCCGCTTCGAGTTCGCTCACAGCCTGCCGCCCGGAACCGCCGCCGCGCCCCAGGCGTCCTCGCCGATGACGCCCCAGCCCGGCTTGGCCACATCCGGCCACTGGCACAGGTACGCGCGGCGGAACTCGGCCAGGTCCATGAGCTCGAAGTCAGCGCGCACGGTCTCCTCGCTCACCGTTATCCCGAGCGCGGGCATCCGCCGCCGCCACGTCACCGGGTCCGCCGGGTCCTCGTCGTCAGCGGCCGAGTAGCCGATGTAGCAGCCATCGGACGTCACGCCCATCTCGGCGCGCGCCCGGCCGTCCTCCACCTTCGCCCGGAAGTACGCCGACTTCTCCGTCCCCGCCGCGCTGACCACCCACAGCTGCGCGTCGCGGGTCATCATCGCGGGCCGCATCGCCTGCTCCAGGTGGTCGTCGACCTGCGCCCAGGCCTCGTCGATCACGCCCAGGTCCAGGCTGTCACCGTGGCCGCTGGTCTGCGTCCCGCTGACCAGGCCCAGCATGCTGCCGTTCCTGAACAGGTACGCCTCAGAGCCCGACCCGCGGCGCACGTCTATCAGCTGCCGGAGCTTCGACGCCTCGATCATCGGCCACCACGTATCCAGCAGCCGGTGCCGGGCGTCCAGCCGCGTCTGCGCGGTGTAGGAGATCTGCGTCCCCGGCCGCCGCAGGGCCCGCGCCAGCATCATCGGCAGCAGGTCCACCGTCTTGCCCTGCTGCCGCATCACCTCCAGCACCACCTGCCGGTAAGCGAACCGGCGCTCGGCGGTCAGCTCCGTCGCCACGCCGTTCACCAGGTGCTGCCAGTCCATCAGCTCGTACCCGAGCAGCCCCGCCACCTTCGCGATGCCCTCAGCCAGGTTCGGCCGGCCAGTCGCCGGGGTCGCGAACCTAGGCCTGCAGGGCGCCGAAGAGTCCCGTGAGATCGGCATCCGGCTTCTCCGTGCCCTTCGGCATCAGCTCCAGCAGCGTCACCCGCAGCTCCCGGCCCAGGATCGCGTTCGCCGGGTCCAGCCGGTGCGCTTCGGCCAGCCGGTGCGCCAGCTGCCGCAGCTCCAGCGGCGCGTCCTTCACCTCGCCAGCTTCGGCGCCTGCGGCGGCCGGGAGGTCAGGAACCCGCGTAACCGGCGGCGGCTTCACGGCAGGGCACCGGCGGCACAGCGAGTGGTCGCCCTGCGTGTGCGCCTTCCGGCGCCGCTGCCTCAGCGCGTCACTGTCAGCCATGGCCCTCCCGCCCTCCCGTCACGTGAGCGGTTACCCTCCGTGTATATGACGTTCGGC